CAGCAGGACTGCCCATGGATATCGTCGTCACCAATGCGGGCCGCGCCGCTCTCATCAACGCCCCGAACACCGGCACGGCGGCTGTAACCATCACGCACGTCGGTTTCTCCAACAGCGCGATCGTGCCGACCCCGGCGATGACGGCGCTGGCGGGCGAGTTCAAGCGTATCGCCGGTGTCGCGGGCGAAGTCGTTGCGGACGACATCATCCACGTCAACGCGACGGACGCCAGCGCGGACGCCTACGAGCTGCGATCGTTCGCGCTCTATCTTGCGCACGGCACCCTCTTCGCGCTCTACGGCCAGCCCGCGCCGATTCTGGAAAAGACTGCGTCTTCCATCGGCCCTGTCGATCGACGCCGTCTTCGCGGACATCGACGCCGCGCAGATCACGTTCGGCGCCACGAACTTCACGAACCCGCCCGCGACCACGGAGCGGCAGGGCGTCGTGGAACTGGCCACCGTTGCTGAGGCAAAGGCGGGCATCGATGCTTTGCGCGCGCTCACCCCCGCTTCCGCGCAGGCGGCCATTCTCGGATGGTTGCTGACGCAGGACGGCGCGGGGTCCGCGCTCGACGCAGACCTTCTCGATGGCCAGCACGGCGCCTGGTACGCCGATATCAATGGCCGCCTGGGCTACATCCCGTGGGGCCCGAACAACGACGGCGCAGGCTCGGGTCTGGATGCCGGGCTGCTCGCCGGACAACTGCCGAGCTTTTACACCGATGTCATCGCGCGCCTCGGCTTCACTCCACTCGACAAGGCGGGCGGCGCGATGACCGGGCCTCTGACGTTGGCTGCGAACCCGACCGCCGCACTCGGAGCGGTTCCCAAGCAGTATGTGGATGGATTGGTCACGGCTGCCGCGCTGCTCGCCAAGCTGCTGACGGTCGATGGTTCCGGGTCCGGCCTCGATGCCGACTTGCTCGATGGGCAAGACGGCAGCTGGTACTCGAACATCATCGCCAGATTGGGCTTCACGCCGCTCAACAAGGGGGGCGATACCGTGACCGGCGCCCTGGGTGTGGTCGGCGATCTCACGCTCAGCAACGCCGGCAACACTGGCTTCCTCAACCGGCCCAATGTTGCAGGCAAGAAGTACCTGACGATTTCGGCGCAGGGCGGCGGACCGCTCGAAGGCCTGAACATCTACTCCGATGTGATTGCTTTCAACGGCGCCACACCATGGCACACGGGCAATGACGGCTCCGGGTCAGGTCTCGATGCCGACCTGCTCGACGGCAGGCACGCCAGCGATTTCGCACTGCTCGCCGACTTCACGCGCAGCCTCGCCGATAACGGGTGGCAGAAGCTGCCCAACGGACTGGTCATGCAGTGGGCGCGGGTAACGACCACCGGGACGTTCAGCTTCCCAATGACTTTCCCGAACAGGTGCTTCGTCGTCGTGGCCGGAAACGCGGACGCGCAGGGCAGCTACAACGATAACGCCTTCGCTTACGCGGTCTCGAACTCGCAGTTCTACGCGGGCGCCAAGTCCTCGATCAACCAGAACTCCTACACCTCTTACGCTGCCCACATCGTCGCGATCGGAAACTGACTATGGCGCTTTTCTTTTCCGCAGCGACCCTCGGCTTCTACGACGACGGCGTTCATACCACGCTGCCGCCGGACGCGCGCCAGATCTCCGCCGATGCTTACGCCCAGCTGCTCGATGCACAATCGGGGGGCGCACAGATCGCGGTGGACAGCAACGGCGATCCGATCACGATCACACGGCCGGGACCGACTGCCCAGGAACTGCTTGAAGCGTTCCGCGCGGAGCGTGACCGGCTGCTGGCGGCATCCGACTGGACCCAGTTCGCCGACGCGCCGCTGACCGATGACCAGCGCGAGGCATGGCGCATCTACCGCCAGGCGCTTCGCGACCTTCCCGAAACCACTACCGACCTCGCCGCCGTCGTGTGGCCGGTCGCACCTGCCTGAAAGGCCCTTGCATGACCGAAGTCACCTTCAAGATCGGCGCATTCAACTCCGAAAAGCGCAACGTTCCCGTTACCTTCACCAGCGGCGATATCGAGCACAAGCGTGACGTGAACGCCGTCCTCAAGGGTGACGGGAGCTACGACAAGTCCGCCACGAAGGCCCGCGTGGAGGAAGTTGCGCGCGGTGTTGCGCACAAGATCGAGCTGGGCGTCATCACCGCCGAAGTGCCCGAGCCGGAGGCACCGGCCGACGAACCGGCGGTCGAATGATGCGCCTCTTCAGCCACCTGCCCGACGGCCTCAAGCACCTGCTCGACGGCGCATCCGTGATCACTCTGCTGGGGAGCCTCGCCAGCGTGCTGCCATCCATCGCGACCCTTCTGACCATCCTGTGGAGCGCGATCCGCATCTACGAAACCGAGACCGTGCAGCGGCTCGTGAAACGAAAGGAGACTGATCGATGATCGACCGCCTCAAAGCGCGCCTGGTCGCCGACGCCCGCGACTGGTGGCGTTGGTCCAGCGTGCGCTTCGCCGTGCTGGGCGGCGGCGTCACCAGCTGGGCCACGAGCGATCCCAAGGGCTTCGCGCAGATCGTGGACATGCTGCCGGACTGGACGAAGCCGCTGATCGGCGTGATTCTGGCCGCCACGGCCATCGGCCTGCGGCTCACGCAGAAGACGGAGGCCTGAGATGGGCAAGGCAACGAAAAGCACTATCGGCGGCCTCTCGCTCGCGCTGGCGGGCATTCTGGCCACCGTCTTCGCCAACGAGGGCGGCTATGTGAACCACCCCAGCGATCCGGGCGGCGCGACCAACCATGGCATCACCGAACAGGTCGCGCGGCAGCACGGCTACACTGGGCATATGCGCGACCTGAAGCGCACCTGCAGCCTTCCGGACGAGGTCTGCGCCGACCGCATCCTGACGCGCGACTATGTCGAGAAGCCCGGCTTCATGCCGCTGGTCGAGATCGAACCGGCGGTGGCGGAAGAGATCGTGGACACCGCCGTCAACATGGGGCCGCCGCGCCCGAGCCGCTGGCTTCAGGAATCGCTGAACGAGCTAGGCGACGTGAAGGTCGGCGTGGATGGCAAGGTCGGCCCCGTCACGATCAGCGCCTATCGCGCCTATCGCGCGGCGACCGGCGTGCGTGGGTGCGTGGCGATGCTGGACCGCCTGGATGCTCGGCAGTCCGCCGAATATGACCGCCTCGTCCGCGTGAACCCGCGTCTCCGGGCCTTCCTGAAGGGCTGGCAGGCGCACCGCATCGGCAACGTCGATCGCGCGAAGTGCAAGGTCGCGGCCTGATGGGCGCGCTGGTCTTCGTTCGCGCGATCGGCGGCGTGCTTGGCAGCGCTGTGAAGCTCGTGCGCGACAACCCGTGGCAGTGCGCCCTCGGCTTCGCGCTCGGGGTAGCCTGGTGGCAGAGCGACCGCGCTGACCAGTGGCAGGCTCACTCGCTCACCGAGGCGGCGAACCACCGCCAGACCAAGGAAAACTACCGCGCCGCGCAGGCCGAGGCGAAAGCCAAGGCGGTGGCGGCGCGCCTCGAAACCGAGCGGCGCTATGCCGCGCTTGCCAAGGAAGCTGACGATGCGAATGAAAATGCTGATCGCTGGCGGGATGCTGCTCGCCGCTATGCCGATGCTGGCGGCCTGCGCGTCCACGCGGGAACGGGCGCTGGCGGTACAGGCAGCGGAGCCGGAGCCTCCGGCGCAGATCGTGTTGCCACGGGCGATGACGGACCCGGTCAAGCTCCCGTCGTTCTCAGCCGCGCCGACTTCGACACCCTGACCGAAAACACCGGCCGCCTGCTGATCCTGCATGATCTCGGCGTGAGCTGGATGGCAGAAGGGCTTGCCGTCCCGTTGGCGCATTAATTCTGGTTCACCGAGTTGAAGCTTGTAGGGCCGTCCTGATGGGGCGGCCCTTTTTTCTGTCGCATTTCCGGGGCGGACGGCGGGAGGCGCATAGCTCTGCCTGTTCGATGACAAAGCCCGACAGAATCTGCCGAAATTATTCCTGCCTTCAAAAACTCAGCCTATAACATAAACTTAGGATCAAATTCTTTGGAGCGACACATGCATCCCGCCCTCAGGAAGACCTTTGGCGGTCTCAGGAAGGACTACTATTTCCGGCACCTGTTTTTTGGAGCCTTGATGGCATCTGTGCCGATCTACCTGACCCTGACCGGCGCGCCGATGCGTGGCGCCTATACGATCACCTTCGCCATCGTGAATGCCCTGCTCTACCCATACTCCCGCTTCGTATATGAGAGCATCGTCAATTTTATCCTGGGCGAGAACACGTTCTTTTTGAACGCGCTCATCATGCTGTTCTTCAAGCTCTTTACGATGATGGTTTGCTTCATGATGGCAACGATGATCGCGCCAATCGGCCTGCTTTACCTCTACTTCCACCACAGCCGTCAGGCCGAGTAAGCGAGGCGAATGGCAGAGGGCTATGCCGTTCCCTCAACACTGTAATGCTTTCGCACGCTGATGCCGAACAAGGGCCGTCCTACTCAGGGCGGCCCTTTCGTTTGCTGATGTCGAATTTGGCGATCTGCGTAATGGGTTAGAGTGCAATCCATTCGTCATTCACTTTGATGTACGGCCCGCGATCTTCCGTACGCGGCGGGATGGTTCCTTGCTGGATCAACTCAGCTACGCGCATGGCACATGCCTTAGTTTTGAAGGTGAGCGCCGCCAGTACCTTTAGGCCCTCGTCTATTATGTTGACGTGCAGCTTCTGGTTTCGCTTCATGTCCAGGGCACTCGGTACCCCAAAATCGACGTTCCAACTCCAGAGGCCGTGGAGGTTCTGATTTCGATACACGAGCGCGGCCTCGTAAGCCGCGTCGAGATCCGTCACCAATCCCTCCAGCGTCGGATCGACCTGGAAGGAAGCCTTTTTTAGCCGCTCCATTAGCTGGCCGAATTGCTGCCGCTCTATAGCCAGCCACGCGCTGAACGAAAGGCTCTCCAAACCCTTGATAGCGATTATGACGCCGGATTTCGCCTGCGCTTCCAGTTGAGCTTGTAAGCCCAGCATTGCCAAATCGTGATCGCGCAGGATCACATCGTGTCCTGACGCCGGACGCCAGGCGCGCTCTTCCGGCGGCAATGGCTCGGGTTCGAAACGAGCGGTCATCGTGGCACCTTCTGCTTCCCCTTCTTCACGAACAGGTCATCCAGCGCCTCTGCGAGCAGCGCCTGCATGGTCGTATTCTCTTCCGCTGCGATAATGCGGAGCTGGGTCGAAACTTCGGGCGGGAAGTGCCCGCCGATCAGCTTCGTGCCGGTTCGCCCCGGCTGCGCGGATCGCGATGCGGTCTCGGCCTTGGGCGCGGCGGCCTTTGCCTTGCGGCGCGGCGCCACAGATGCTGGCGCTTCCTCGGCCTTTGGCTTGTCGTTTGTGGCCTTGGCGCGATTGAGCACCGCTTGCAGGGAGTTACCGGCCATGTCAGGCGTTCTCCCTGTCGTATATTCGTATACTTGTATACTCGTATAGGCGCTGGATTTCATCGGCCGCAGCGCCGTTGGGTTCGAATTCCTGCACCGCCTGGCCGGACGCCTGGGCACGGAAGAAGGCCTTGCGGTTGCCGATCGTTACCGGGCTGACCGGGGCGCCCAGTTCGGCCAGCGCCTCGATCGCATCCTGCGTTTCACGGCCCTGCGGCGGCACGAAGGTCAGCACCACGGCATGGGCCGTATCCTGTTCGCGCACGATCTCCAGCGTATGGGTCATGCTCATGGTGTCGAAGACCGCCGTCTTCGTCGGCACCAGCACGAGGTCTGCGCGCTTGGCTGCCTCGAACGTCACGTCCCGTGCCACCGCTGCGCCGTCTATGACCACGAGGTCGGTCCCGGCATCGGCGCAAGCCTTGATCATGGCAGACAGCCGGATGGGTTGAACGGAGATGACGGCAGGCGTCTCGGCTTCACGGACATCGTTCCAGAATGACGCGGTGGCCTGCGGGTCGATGTCGATGATTGCGGTACGCTTGCCTGCCTGCTCAGCGGCGACTGCGAGACAAGTGGCGAGGGTCGTTTTTCCGACGCCGCCCTTCTGAGAGAGGATCGCGAGTACCTTCATGGCGATTCCTATACGGTTATAGGTGTATACTTGTATAAGTCTATACAGCTATGCGCGCAGTCGATCAAGGAAGGTCTTGCGCAAGGCAGGCAGAAAAAAGGCCCGGAACCATGAGTCCCGAGCCGCAAGCTGCCTGGTTGTGGAGGTCCGCTACCAGCCCCCGTCCGATCCCCCGCCGCCGAAGTCGCCGCTTCCACCACTGAAGTCGGACGAGCTGGACGAGTCATATCCCGACCAGGCGGGCGAACTGTCCGAAGCAGCGGCAAAGTCGATCGCGCTGAAGGCAATGGCCGCAGGCATTGGATCGATGGAGGAAGGGCTATAGCCGCTGTCGTAAGTCGAGTTGCTGCTGTGGGACGGCGAGGCAAACGCGCTGGCTGCGGTGACCGGCGGCGTCCCCGGTGTCGATCGTGCGCGCGACGTGTTGGCGGCCTGCCTGCGGCGCACCATGGTGGCGATAAGACGCTTGAACATCAGGATTCCTCTTCGAGCATGGAAAGGATGAGTTCCGGGACCATCGCCTGATCCTCGGGACAGCAGCCCATCAGATCGCGGCGCGGGAACTTGGCGCGGACGGTCTTCCCGGATTCGGTTTTGCCGACGAAGTCATAGAGGCCGTAGTGGTGCGCGCGCGCCGTGTGGGCGACGATGCCTTCGAAGCCGACCGAAACCCCGTCCGCGCTGGGATTGACGCGGAACGAGCGCGCCAGGCGAAGTTTCCGGAACATCCGGCCCTTCTTGATCCCGTCCTTCCCCGCCTTCAGGTTCCGCTTTTTGCGGGGCTGCATGGCCGTGCCATCGGGCTGGACGTTGTCC